TTTCTACGTTCTGTTTTCTCTCTAGTTTCTGTAGTGCGTGGGGTTCTTTCAGCCATATCAGCTTTCCTTCATTAATTGCGCCGCATACTGTTCTGGAGTAAGACCGAGCCGTTTGGCGAGTGCGGCTGCGGTTGGAGTTAACTTAACCTTGCGTGGCTTTTTTGACGTACGAGACGGCGGGGCTACCACGTTGCCCGCTTGAGGTTGTGGTTCCGCAGGCTCCTCTGCAACAACCCCAAACTTGTCTGGAAACGCGTTTTTCATCGCGCTATCAATTCCATTATAGTATTCTTCGGTATCTGGCGCAACTCCTTTTGTGATAAGTTCTTCATGCACCCCGTAAGCAAACCCCGTCATACGGAGATCGCCTTCTTCCTTACCGTGAAACCATGTGTTCTTATTCAGCCAATCTTTGCCTAGCTGAGAAGGCTCTTTTGCTTTAGGAGCCTCCTGTTGTGGTGCGGTCTTTGGCACCTCTACAGGCTCTTCTCGTTTTGGCGCTCTGTAGTTAGTCACCCGGTACTGTTCGTTCTGCAACCTAGTGAGTTCTGCTTGCGCTTCCAACAGTTTATCAGGATCACCTGCTTCGTATGCTGCTTTATAGCTAGCATTAGCCTGTGCAAGTTGTGCTTCTACCCTACTCTTGGCCTGATCAAGTAATACAGATTCATTGTCTTCCAAAGACTTACGAAGTTTTTCGTTCTCCTCTTTGACCTTCTCTGCATACTTTACAGCTTCTTCTTGAAGCCCCTGTGCCTCTTGTCTGGCGCGTTCTTCGTCACGATATTGCTTTGTTAGCTGATCGATACGTTTCTGCACCCCTGCGCTGTATTTATCAATCTCAGCGTCTGGCGTTTCCGCTTCAGGTTTTGGTTCAGGCTCTTCTGCCTTTACCTCGGCCTTATCTTCTTTTTTAGGCTCTTCAGAAACCTCTTCAATCTCAATCTCGATCTCAGTAGATTCTTCCTGTACGTCCTCTACTTTGTCCTCTAGGTTTTCTGCGGTATTCGTATTCATGCTCTTGTATACCCCCTTGGATCGTCAACAACACCTTCTACAGTGTCATCATTTATCAAACGGAACTCTTTACCTTGAACCTTGAACCTAGTGCCAGAATAAGATCTGAAAATAACAAAATCCCCTTCTTTACACCAAGCTCCGTTAGGAAAACGCTCTGTGTCTGAGTAAGCATCCGGCCCTGCTTTTATAACAAAACCAATAATTGATGCCGTAGACTCATCTTTTCGAAGGCCATCAGGCATGATTACTCCGCCTTCTGTCTTCTCATCGATCTCTGGAAGTGCTATCAGAAGCCTGTATCCCGTAGGTTCTGGTAGTTTTGCTTGAAGGTCATCTGCTACCTTCGTGTTATCGACTTTTACTGTCGCAACCATCTTACACCCATTTGCAGCGATTTAAAGGCTCACCGTTGCCCTGCGCGGCCTATCCGCGAATAACTAGAAGCACCTTATGCTTCTCTAAATCTTTTCTCAAGCTCTTTTAAATTATTTAGTACAATATCTATACCTTCACTTTTCCCGACTAGCCTGTGGTACTCTTCCATGTTCTTAACACCACCACCAGACAAGTAGTCTGATATTTCAATCTTATACTCGTCTAAACGCCTCTCTAAAGCGTCAAATAAATTAATCTCCACCCTTATCAAGCTCCCTTGCTATATCTATCCCGATTTTAGTACCTTCACGTTTATCTTTACGCTGTTCCTTATCTAACTCTGTAGCTAGTTTAGTTCCAATCTTAGCGCCTTCTATCTTCTTCGTGCTTTCCAACTTAGCAGCGTCGAGTTCTAGTTTGGCTGTATCCATCTTCATTTTATGCTGCAGCTCTTGTTCTTTTATTGACAACTCTCGCTGTTGTATCTGCGTAAGCGGATCTTGCTGCTGCTTCTGCGCTTCTTGCTGTTGTGCTTCTGCTTGGTTCTTACCCAGAACCTTCTCTGCAGCTTCTTTAGCTAGTCTGGATAGCTCTACTTCTACGTCTTCTGGTAGCGGCTGCTCCTCGTTTGGCATCTCTACACCCAGTTGTTTCTCTATCTCACGACGATACTGGAACGCTACGTGTTCTGTTATGTGTGCAGACATCGACTGCTGTATTGCTGAAGCAAACGGTGATTGTCCTATGATCTGCATAAGCTTTGGATCTTGCATAGCAGCCATATGAACCGCTATGTGCGCTTCGTGATCCTGATACTTGAACGCCTTGATAGGTTCTTGTTTCATAATCATCATGTTCTCTGTAACCGGATCTGCGGGTTTCATATCATCTGGTAGTTTGACAATCTCATCTGCGTTCTGAACGCCAAGAACTTCTAACATTTGGCGGTGCAGCTTACCCATGTCGTATATTTGGGGGGTTTGTTGGGCAAGTTGCACTGCCGCTTGGTACTGCATCACACGCTGGGACATGGTTGCAGCATTGGGGTCGCTCACAGGTATAACATCTACCCGCTTGTCGAAATCACTCTTACGATCAAAATCACCATCCATCTCATAAGCATACTCAGACGGCATGTAGTCGTGTATGATCTTTGCCAGTATCCGTAATTCGTTCTTCAGAGACGCGTGGAGCCTCGCCTGTACACCAGAGAGAACTTTCATGGATCTTTCCATCAAAGCCAGCGTTGTGCCTACAGGGGCGTTAGGATTCATGTCTCCGACCTGCATGTCGGCTACTGAACCTATCCGTCTACCTTCATCTACAATATTTCCGAGTAACGAGTAGAGTACGCTCGATGGCTCTTTATAAGGGATAAACGTAATTGAATCGCGTATAGCGCCACCCGGTACGTCCACATCCCTAAATTCACCCGGCATAAGCGGTGAATCATCACCCTTAATACGCAAGCCGCGAGCTTTAAGACCCGCAGGTAGATTAGATAGCGTACCCGCGTCAATAAGTTGGCGAAGTATTGAGGTGGCTGATTTAGCCAAGCCTCCCATGAGGTGAATGAGTCCTGTGCCATAGAATCCCAAGCCCGGTAAGTATCTGTAATGTACGAAATGCATACGTTTCTTTTTCTTTTCGTCATTCTCGTACCAATTCCTCCTAATCGCTAATATTGTAGATGAAGACTTGTCTAGGGTTATCACGTAAGGTCTCGCAATACCGTCTGGGTCTTCAAACGCATCTGGCATGTTCATGTCAACATGCATCTCTAGTATTGTGTGCCGATCATCATCTTCAATGATCGCTTCTTCACCATCCAACTCGTCATACTTCTCCTGTATGTCTGAGTAGTCAGGGGTAGGTTCAGGTAAGTCTACATCACGGTAGAACCCGTTTACCTGAAGCTGTAGGATCTCGTTAGTTGTCTTCTTCATGACGTGAGTGTACCTAGGGCATGTCTGTAGGTCAGACGCTCCATAAGACGCTACGAAGTCCTCAGAGGGTACAAACATAGCGCAAGGACGCTCCATGAGTGGGTCGTAGTATACCTTCTTAAACGCAGAGCCTGCTATAGGTAGCTTGAAGAGCATCTGCTCCATTTCATCCCTGTACTCAGACATCTCTTCAGTTAAGAGGTAGTTCATCTCATTCTGAACGCGATTTGCCTGATCTGTCTTCTGTGGGGTCTGTTTACCCACTATCTTGGTACGTACGGGACCAGAAGCGGGAAATATCTCTCCCATAGCCTGTGCCTGAAACCTTACTACAGCCTCTGTAAGTAACGGGTGGAACACCCCAGAGGCTCCGGCCCACGGTTGCTGCCTGTCCTCTACTTTCATACCTAGAAGGTCTAGTCCTTTGACGTATGCCCTAGCCCAGTCGGAGCGAGACTCACGATCTGCCTGAAAATCTGCTATAAGTTCAGAGGCCATAGACGCTAACTCATCGTCTTCTAGAGATTCTGCTATATTCTCATCATGACCGCCGCCCATAATCTCGTCAGTCATCTCTCCTTCAAAGTCGATGATGATCCCACCATCCTCTGTTTCTACAGAGACGGCTTCAGGGTTAATAACCTCTACTTGCAGTTCTGCCTGATCTTCCTGTCCCTCGATGTCAAAGGGAGTCATCTGTTTCTCGACTGCCATATTATGCCCTCACGATATAAAGTTATTGCGACTATAGCAGATCATACCACTACTCGTCCAGTAAAGTGTGGACGCCATCTAACGGGTGGGATAAACAGCGCCCACGATAGGGGCCGGGAAAGTTCCCCTGCGCGTAGTATAGCGTCAATAATATTCACGTCTATAATGATATTGTGGCTCATCATCCCATTCATCTGTAGGTAATCGTATAAAACCGCCCTGACGGAAGCGTAATAAGGCCATAACGGTACTATCCACAAGGTCATCATTAGACATAAACGGAAATCCTGCGATTTCTTCCACTAATTCTTCCGCCCAACGGGTGGATGGAACCCATGCCATACCCGATGCGATGATATCAGCCACAGAATTAAGTCGTGCCATCTTGTCTCCAGTACCCCTGTGGGGGGTATATTCCTGTACAGGTATGCCCATACGCCTCATTTCTTGGTAAATTGCCACTCCAGAGGACTTTTTCTCAACGATAAACGCGTCTGGCTCCCATTTATGGTACTCATCCATCGATAATTTCTTTAATTCAGGAAATTCTAGTCGTTCTTTGATAGAATCGAGCAAAATTAGGTGGTGTGCGCCCTCTTCTTCGTTCAAAAACACGCCCCAAGTGGTCAAAGCGGTGTAATCTGCGCGATTATGCTTCTCTGCGGCGGCATCTAACGACATAATTATGTATTCTACAGGCGGTGGGTTGTCATGAGGCCAAATTCCCCACCATTCTCGCTTAATTATGGACGCTTCTTCGGCTGTAGGCTGCTGTTGGTACTGCGCGTTCCACTGAAACGTAGGCATTGACGCCTTTGTACGCTCCAAAGCGGGTAAATCGAAGAACTCAGGCCATAAAGGTTTCATTTTTCCATCGTCAGACTCCAAAAGTGCGGGAAATTCCACAATTTCGTACTGATCAGACAACTCATTCTTCACCATATCGTTGGTTACACGCCCCGTGAGGTCATCCATGTGCCAACGTGTCTGTACAATCGCCACTCTGCCTCCCGGCATTAGTCGAGTACGCGCTCCAAATGTAAACCACTCGTAGGCTTTATCAAACACTGAGAAGTTTCCGTTAATAACATCCTGCTCAGAGTGAGGATCATCAACAAGCAGAAGATCAGC